CGGAGTAGGAAAAACCTACATAACTTGGTACCGCGTATCATGGAACCGGGCCTCATCCGTGCCCGCATCGCCGAGCGTCGGTTGAGCAAAACCGCGCTGGCTCAAGCCCTTGGCGTGTCCCAGGCGACGCTTTCCGCCCTCCTCGCCGGCCGCCGCCGCATCACCGTCACGGAGCTGCCGAAGCTGATCGAGTTCCTCGGCCTCGACCGGGTGCCGCTCGTCGGCATCATCGAGCCCGGCGGCGAGATCGTGTCGCTGCCGGCCGCCCACCGTGCCGAGGTGCAGCTCCCGTTCGTGCCCTCCGCCCCGCTCGCCGCGGTGCGCCTCAATGGCCATCACCTGTGGCCGCGCTACGGCGACGGCGACGTGGTGATCTACTGGGAGGCGCAGCGGCGGCCGCTGGTGAGCTATTTCGGGGAGGAGGTGCTGGTGGCCACCCGCAACCCGGATCGCCGCATGCTGGGCCTGCTCAGCCCGCTCCAGGGGCATGCCAGGCTGATGCGGCTGCAGCAGCTCGGCTCGCCCGACTACCTCGATGCCGAGGTGACCTGGCTCGGCGAAATCTGCTGCCACTTCCGCGCCCGCCAGCTCATCCCGCTCGGGCCCGGCCTGTTCTCCGCCTGCCCAGGGCCGCTGAAATAAAATGTGAAATCGGGAGCAACCGGGTTGAGAGATTAAGGTTTTCTATAATATTTTAGTTTTCCTAAAATTATTGGCATTGTCAGGCGCGGCAAATCAACCCAGTCTGTCGCCCAGGAGGCCGTTCCCATCATGTTGCGTTCCCGGCTCGCCCCCAGCGCGAGCGGCACGGATCATCGTTCTTGTCCCTGTTGCGTAGCGTGCCCCAGCCGTTGCTGCGTCTCGCGTCATGCACCCCAACGGCTGGGGCTTTTCCAACCCGCGGAGCATTGAATGCGCAAGAGCTTCGACTTCAAGCCACGCCACGATCCCGTCGTCGACATGGGCAGCCTCGCCCGCGAAATCTCCGACCTGGCGGCAACTTCCTCGGCGCCCTCCGACTATGGCCCGCCGGAGGTGCGCGCCGACACGAGCTTCAAGCAGATCCTCAGTTTCGGCGAGCTGCCGACCCGCGAGATCGACGAGCTGCTCTCCCGCGTCGAGGCCGAACTGGCCGAACTCAAGAACGACGCCCAGGCGGTGCGCGACCTCTACACCAAGCACACCTCCCGCATCGCCGCCGACATTCAGCGCCTGCAGGAGGAGGTGCGCCTCTCCATGCAGACCATGAAGACGCTGCGCCAGCAATGCGCCGAGCTGGACAAGCTCGACCTGCCGGCACTGCCCCCGAAGGAAACCAGTGAATGAGTGACATCGAGGTCGCGTCGACCCCAGGAAAGCGACGCAAGCCGACCAACACACTGCAACCGGTGATGACCGAGACGTCGCTCACGCCGCTGGCGCTACTGCAACAGGCAGTCGCCGGCGGCGCCTCCATCGACATTCTCGAACGGCTGATGGGTCTGCAGGAGCGCTTCGAAAGAAACGCCGCGCGGCGTGCCTACGATGCCGCCATCGCCGCCGCCAAGGCCGACCTGCCGACCATCCTGAAGTCGAAGAAGGTCGGCTTCGACAGCCGCAAACCCGGCGCCGCCCGCACCACCTACCGGCACGAGGATATGGCGGCGATCGCCTCCGCCATCGACGAGCCGCTCGGCCGTCACGGTCTCTCCTATCGCTTCCGCACCCACAACCCGCCGGGCGAGCCGATCACGGTCACCTGCATCATCTCCCATCGCGAGGGCCACAGCGAGGAGAACAGCCTCTCCGGCCCGCCCGACGACAGCGGCGCCAAGAACAAGCACCAGGCGATCGGCTCCGCGGTGACCTACCTGTCGCGCTATACGCTCAAGGCTGCGCTCGGGCTCGCCGCCGCCGATGACGATGACGCGCAGGCGACCAGCGCCGACACCGCAGCGATCAATCCCGAGCAGCTCGACGAGCTGCAGCAGCTCATCGCCCACGTCGGCCAGGACATCGGAAAATTCTGCGCCTACTTCGGCATCGACAAGGTCGCCGACCTGCGCGCCAGCGATTTCGCCGACGCAAAATACAACCTCGAACTCAAGAAGAACCCATCGAAGAAAGAAGCATGAAGCACACACCCGGACCATGGGAATACGACGGCAAGTTTAGCATCGGCATCCCTCACAAGGATGGATGGACGGGTTTCCTCACCAATCCAGAAGATGCCCGCCTGATCGCCGCCGCACCGGAGATGCTGGAGGCGCTGAAAGCGGCGCAGTTTGCCTTTGGCTTTGGATCAAGCGCAACGCCGCAACAGCGGCAAGATGCGGCGGAAGCAATCACTGCCGCCATCGCCAAGGCAGAGGGCAATTCATCATGAGCTATCTGCTGCTCACCTCGTGCGCGTGCGGATCCGGCCACGACCGTTATCCGCTCTACGACGGCTACGGCATTTTTCTCACCTACGCTTGCGACCGCTGCGAGCAAAAGCAGCTGCGCAAATTTCGCGCCGACATCATGCAACGCTACGACGCCGACGAGCCGATCGACGATGAGTGAACAGCGCACGCAGGAATGGCTGCTCGCGCGCGTCGGCAAGCTCACCGCCTCGCGCTTCGCCGATGCCGTCGCCACGGTGAAGGGCGGCGGCTGGGGCGCATCGCGCGAGCGCTACTGGGGAGAACTCGTCGCCGAGCGGCTCACCGGTCTGCCCTACGAGCAATATCGCTCCGCCGCGATGGAGCGCGGCTCGATGCTGGAAGCGCGCGCCCGCGCCGCCTATGCCTTCCGCTGCGACGTCGATGTCGTCGAAGTCGGTTTCATCCCACACCCGACGATCGAAATGTCGGGATGCTCGCCGGACGGTCTTGTCGGCGATGACGGCCTCGTCGAATTCAAATGTCCCGACACGCACGTTCATCTCAAGTGGCTGCGCGGCCGCGCCAAGGTGCCGAATGAGTACGCACTGCAAATGCTGTGGCAGATCGCCTGCACCGGCCGGCAATGGTGCGACTTTGTCAGCTTCGACGATCGCTTGCCGGCGCGGGCGCAGCTCTACATCAAGCGCTTCCATCGCGACGATGCGCTGATTGCAACGATGGAAAAGCAAGCCCGTGATTTTCTCGACGACGTGGCTCGTGACGTCGCTGCGTTCGAAGCCATGGATCAGCAGGCTGCAGCATGAGCGCGCCGTTGTTGTACATCTGGAACGGCGAAGGTTTCGAGCCGACACCCTACTATCGCCGCCTGGCGGAGAAGCAATTTCAGATCGGTCGCGTCTATCGCCTGGAGGCTGTCGAGCCGCGCAGCTGGGACAGTCACCGCCACTTCTTCGCCATCATCCACGAGGCCTGGCAGAACTTGCCGGAAGACGGTCCGCAATTCCAGTCGCCGGAGGAGCTGCGCGCCTGGGCGCTGACGCACACCGCCTTTCGTGACACGCGCGAGTACCGCGCCACCAACCGCCAGGAGGCGATGCGCGTCGCGCGCTATCTGCGCGACGGCCACGACTATTCGCGCATCGAGTTCGACGCGGACGATCCGCGCATCGTGCGCCAGTACATCCCGCGCTCACAGGCAGTGTCGGCGATGTCCGGCCGCGAATTCCAATTGAGCAAGCAAGCCGTGATCGACGTGCTCGCCGCCAAGCTCGGCGTCACCGTCGAGGATCTGAAGAGCAATGCCGGGACGGCGGCATAGGAGGATACATGAGCAAACCCCACAAGACCTTCGGCGATGCCTTCAAGGCAACCGGCGAGACGGCGCAAGCCTACACGACTGCGGTCGGGCACCTGCAAAAGGCCAAGGGCAACATGGACCGCGCTTGCGCCTGGCTGGTGCGCGACATGGAAAAGAACAGCGCATTGTTGCGCGCGGTGGCGATGAACTGCTTGCAGATCGCCGCGGCGGATATGCGCGGTACGATCGACGACGGCCAACGTAGCCGTGAAGCCCAGAAAGGTATTGCCGTCGTCGCCAGCGGGGCGGACCAAAGTAGTGTTGAAACCCAAGCCACAGGTGCCCGCCCCGCACCTGTTCAGCGTCCGCGCACCGAAGGCGAACGCGAAGCTGCGAAGTCGGTCGCGCGCATCGAAGCCAGCGTGCTCGATGACTTCGGCTTCGGCAAGAACATCCGCATGCGTGAGATCAGAGCATTGCAGCAGGAGGGAATGGACCGGCTGCAGCGCGGCTTCCTGCGCAATCTCAACGAGGCCCGCAATGTCGGCTTCCTGGAGATGTGCCTGCAGCATGGCGTCATCAGCGACGACACCATCATGCTGCGCAAGTGGATTGCCGAACCGCAGCTGCGCAAGTACGCCGCGCTCGCAACCAAGCAAGCGCCCGACGTACTGCGCAAGGCGGCGGAGAACGTCGCCTTGCAGATGCGGCGCGGTGCAGTGCAGCCGCAGCTGGAGGCGTGATCATGCGAATTGGCGGCCTGTCCTCTCGTGACATCCAGACGACATTTGCCGCCAGCGGGACGAGCCCGTCGGACTGTGGTCTCCAATCTTCCGGTGCTCGTCCCATCCATTCAGAATTGGCGGCCGTTGACGGCGTGACACCCAGTACACCCGCTGCCGCCAGCGAGACGAGCCTATCGAATTGTGATCTCCAAAGCGCCCTTGCTCGTCTCGCCCGCATTCTTTTCGGCGGCCAGAGCTGCGCTGACGTCCACACACCCGTTGCCGCCAGCGGAGCGGGCCAGCCGTACGTTGAAGCCCCAAGCTGCATTGCCCGCTCCGCACTCTTTCCCATGAGCAACCGATGACTGCCACCGTCGACACCCTGAAGGCGCTGCATCGCAAGCGCCGATATTGGATGAAGCTGCAGCAGAAGATCGATCGCGCGCTGGAGAGCTACGTCCGCATCAACTTCACTGCCTGGTCGCCCGATCTCGATGAGAAGCAACGTGCAGCAGAGAACAAGAAGGCGCTCGCCTTGCTGACGGCTGCGCGCAAAGGCGAGGGCGATCCCGAGTTGATCCGCATCGTCACCCGCACCGAACTGGTGCGAGAGCCGATTGATTTAGAACGTACCGAGATGGAGCGGCAGATGACGCAGGCTGCCGCAGCGCTGCCGGTCTATGCCTATGTCGAGAGCGTGCATGGCGCCGCCGCGCTCGGGCTCGGGACCATCATCGCCGAGACCGGCGACCTCGCCAATTACGCCAATCCCGGCAAGGTCTGGAGCCGCCTCGGCTTCGCACCCTACGACGGCCTCGCCGGATCGAGCTGGAAGCGTGAGACCTGGCGGCCGCGTTCGCTCACCAAGGAAGAATGGATCGCACACCCGTTCAATGCTTCGCGCTATGCGCTGATGTTCCAGATCGGATTGTGGCTGGTCAATGCGCAGGTCGAAGGCAAGGAAAAATCCGGCACCGACTACGGCCGCCCGAAGGGCCCCTACGGCGAAGCCTATGTCAGCCGGCGCAAGCACACGGCGGTGACGCATCCCGACTGGACGCCGATGCACGCGCGCCAGGATGCCGTCCGCTACGTGATGAAGCGCTACCTGAAACATCTGTGGCAGGCGTGGCGCAAGTTGCCGATCAGCGATGAGCACGAGATGCCGCGCAAGCGGCGAGGCCGGGCCGGGGTAGTGGTGATACCCGCAGTGGGATTGCCCGGCCACCTATCAACCTAATGGGAGCCAGTGTCCATGTGTCATCCACTGCAGCATTGCTCCCACGGCCGGGCCAAATCCACTGTGACAACCAATGACTGCCTGCCCGGCCGCTTATCAACCTGGGAGCCAGTATACGTGTGTCATCCAAAGACGCTGTGCTCCCGCGGCCGGGCCAGCCGCCCCTTGACATCCACTTATGGTCTGCCCGGCCACCTATGACCGTGCCCCTCACCACCAAGCTCGCCTCGGCGCTGCTCGCGCTCGGCCACATCCCCTACGAGGATGCGAAGCGCATGACTGCGGCGCAGATCATCTCGCTCTACCAATTCGATCATTATCCGGTGCGCAAAGCCGACGGCGGGCCCGATGCGCCCTGGAACCTACGGCCGATGCTGCGCGCGGCGCACCGCACGAAGACCAACACGATCGACATGCCGGCGCTGGCGAAGAGCCGCCGGATCCAGCTCGGCGAAGCCGAGCATCAATTGAGGATGGCAGCGAAGCTGCTCGGCTTGCCGCGCAAGCTCGGCAGCAAGCGGCGCCGCAATCGATGGCCGCAAGGGAGGCGCCTGCAGACATGACCGCACACCGACAGACGCCCAACTATCCATGCCCGCAATGCGGCGGCAGCTCCATGGTGAAGGACAGCCGCCCCGCCGGGCTCGGGGGCAGCTCGGCGGTGCGCCGGCGCCGCATGTGCCTCGCCTGCGGCTGGCGCTGGACGACCTGGGAGACCTCGCTCGGCGGCGGCCGCCTGGAGCAGCACATGGGCTCGGCAGCGCGCGCCATCCACGCCGCCATCGGCGCGCTCGAAAACCTGCGCGAGGAGATCATCCAGCTCACTGCCCCGGATCCCGACGATGAGCGCCGACAAGCACCTGACTGAGCCCAACCCGGAGCTGGCCAAGCTGATCGCGCAGACGCCGCACGGCATGATGCATTGGAGCGGCACCGGTCCCGCCGGCACGACCTGCGGGCAGTGCGCGCACTACGGATACCGGTATGCGACCGCCAAGCGCGACTACGTGAAACAGCATGCCTGTGCGCTGTTCTGGAAGCACATGAAGACGCATCCGCAGCGGCAGATCCCGCTGTCGACCGACAGCTGCAAATATTTCGAGAAGGGAAAGTAGCCATGGCAGTCGAGGCGCGGAGGGCTTGTGGTTATCGAAAAACGGGCGGGCTCTACCTGGTGGGCGAAGGGCATGGCGTGCCGTGCTGCAAGCTGCCGATCATGCTCGGGATCTGTCCGAGCTGCGGCGGCGGCATCAAGCAGACGCGCGGCTGGACCTGGATCGATCCGCGGCCGTGGCTCAAGGGTCCATGCGCCGATGAGTATCGCATCAACTGCCCCGCCGCATGCGCGGAGGCGCTCGGCGAGCGCGTCGGGCTCCTCTGGATCGGTGCGCAATTCTATCCGACACCGCAAGCCTTCCAGGCCGAGGCGCAGGCCATGGGCGTGAGCCGCCGCATCATCGCAGTGCCGCGCAAATTCAAGGTCGGCGAGACCTGGATGTTCTTCGCCCATCCCAAGGTCAAGCTGGTGTTCGACGCGACGAACGGCAGCGAAGGCAAGTGGCTGCCCGGCATCTTCCGCATGTTCATGCCGTCGCGCATCGAGAAGATCATCACGCAGACGATGAGCGAAGACGCCGAGCTGATGGCCGACCTGGCACAGCGAAACATCACGCCGGTGATCGTGCCCGACGACGACAAGGATCATCAGGGCAGCGTCTACGACGGCGATGCCGCCGACCTGCCGCTGTTCGACGAGCACGCAGCGTGAAGGAGGGCAACGAATGCCGCGCAGCTACTACGACGACAACTTCGGCTTCTACGACATACGCGACGAGGAGGATGTCGAGTTTTATCACGAGATGCAGAAGCGCAGCGTGCGCAAGAAGTGCCAGCGCTGCGGCCGCAAGGTGAAGCTCGCGCCGAGCTACGGCATCTGCAATTCGTGCTGCGAGCAGATCGAGCGCGGCGGGGATTACTGAACCATGGAGATCAAGTGCCTGGAAATCCGCGACTGCGGCACCTTCATTCCGGTGATCTGCATCCGGCCGGTGGCCGACAACGAGGCGCAGCGCTGGCTGCTGCGCCGCGACGGCTATCGCGCCGACGAGACCGAGGAATGCATCATCCTGATCGACGCGCAATGTCGCGGTGCAGCCTACGACCCCTATGACTGGGGCGGCCGCACCAAACCCGTCGCGCACAACTTCATCGCGCGCTATTGGCACACGCTGAGCGACGGCGACGTGATCGACGTCGAATTCATTCTCGGCGAGACGCAAGCGCCGAAGATCAGCGAGCGGCATGAGGTTTTCGAATGATCTACCACAAGCCGCTGAGCAGCCAGATCATCGATGCGAGCTGCGCCTATCACGGCATCGATCGCGCGACGATCATGAGCAAGCGGCGCATCGCCAAGGCGGTCACTGCGCGCATGATCGCGCTGCACCTGATCGAGGTGATGCTCAACGGCGACCGCCCGTCGCGCCGATTGTCGACGACCTGGCTCGGCAACCTGTTCAATCGCGATCGCGCCACCGTGCGGCATGCGTTGTTGAGCGCGCGTCGGCGCCTCGATCGCGGAGACCCGGCGACGGTCAAAGCGGTGGCGGCGATCCGGGCGCAAGTGGAAATATCGAAGCATGGAGGGGCCGATGCGGTTTGCCCTGATCGAGCCGGCGCAGGGGATGCTGCGCAATCAGGTTGAGGCCGCCGATCTCGATGCGGCGTTGCGGATGATCGGCTTGCGCGTGGCCCACGTCGATCATGCCGGCATCTGGCGTGATGCCGATCGCGGCCTCGCCATCGTGGTGGCGGAGTTCGGCTTGTTCGTGCCGCCGCAACAGCAGCACTACTTCAGCCTGCTGCGCGGGCTCTATGCCGGCAATGCCGCGCTCTACGCCTTCGACGGTGAAGGCAGCACGATCGACGTGCGGCCGCAGGATGTGCCGGTGCCGGTGTTCTATCGCTCGGTCGGCGCCATCGAACGGGCGATCGCCGAGAACGAGATCGCGCGGCCGAGCATCCGGGTCATGGGCAAGCTCAAGTGGCAGTGGCCGCAGCCGCGGCCGGATCTCGATGCCATCGCCGACAGCATTGTCGATGAGATGATCTGAGATGCTGCGCTGTCGACGCACTGCGCATCATACGATCGACGCCGATGCCGAATGGTGCGACTGCAAGGATCTGGAGTGCTGGTATCAACAAATGAAAAACACCGAGATCGATTGGCTGAAAGCGAAGAATGAGCAACTGCGATCGGCACTGTCCAGTGCGCAGGCGGCACTCAATCCCGCGAGCGGTTTTCTCAAGCGCGGAAACACAAAGAGCAAGCGCTATTTGGAAGGCGTACGCGACAAGATCAGAGCGGCACTACAAACGAAAGCGGCCGGAGACTGAGCCCCCGGCCGGTCGTCGGAAGTGAGCGACGAATGTCAGGCGACTGCGCGCAGTGGAATGACCGTGGCGGTCTCGCCGTTGCAGAACGCTGCCCAGTCCTGCATCAGGACGCGCCGCCGCTCGATCGCGGTGCCGCGGCGGTAGGCCTGCTCGACGGCGCTGCCGACCTTGTGCGCCAGCGCCTCCTCGGCGAGCAGGCGATCGTGGTTGGTGCAGTCGCCGGCCCAGTCCCGGAAGGTCGAGCGGAACCCATGCACGGTGTAGGCATCGCCGATCAGGCGCACCAGCCGCATGCCCAGCCGGCTGACGCCGGGGAAAATGCGCTCGCCGGTGCGCGGCAGCATCTGCATGAGCAGCTCGACGGCGCGATCCGACAGCGGCACGACGTGGCTGAGGCCGTTCTTCATGCGCTCGCCGGGGATCGTCCACGTCCTGGTGACGAAGTCGATCTCGCTCCACAGTGCGCCGGTGATCTCGCTGTCGCGGCCGGCGGTGAGGATCAGGAACTCCAGCGCCCGCGCCGCCAGGTCGGTCTGCTGCCGCAGCTTGACGAGCATGGCCGGCAGCTCGTCGCGCGGCATGGCAGCGTGGTGCTCGACCTCGCGCTTCTTGGCGCTGGGCAGGATCTTGTCGAGGTGGCCGCGCCAGCGCGCCGGGTTGTCGCCGTCGCGGTGGTCGTGCGCCTTGGCCCAGTCGAGCACCGCCTCGATGCGCGAGCGCACGCGGTCGGCGGTCTCCATCTTGTCGTGCCAGATGGGCTCCAGCACCTTGAGCACCAGTGCGGTGTCGATCTGCGCCACCGGCACGTTGCCGAGCACCGGCATGGCGTAGTCGCGCAGCGTGTTGCGCCAGGTCGAGACGGCGCGCGGCGAACGCCAGCCGTCGGCCTTGCTGGCGATGAGCCGCTCGGCGGCGACGGCGAACGGGACCAGGTGAGCGCGGCGGGTGACGGCCTCGGCCTTGACCGCCTTGCGCGCATCGATGGGGTCGATGCCTTGGGAGACAAGCTGGCGGGCATCCGTGGCGGCCTTACGGGCATCCTTGAGGGAGCGCGCGGCGCTGCCGGCATCGCGCGCGTCGACGCGGCCGAGCCCCATCTCGCGGGGGCGGCCGTTGATGCTGAAGCGGAAGACCCAGGAGCGGGTGAGGTTGGCGGAGACTTGCAGGTAGAGGCCGAAGCCGTCGCCGTGGTAGCCGCGGGGAGCGGCGAGGATGGTGGCGGCGCTGAGCTGGTTGATGACGGTAGCCATGTTGCCCTCCATTCAGTCCAGGTCTGCATCGAAGTCTGCATCGTCGGAGACTTTCTGCGCATGCAGCGCAGCGACTGCTTGGTTTGTTGCCTTCTTGATGATGGGGCCGTGCTTCGCGCACCAAGACCCTTCGAACGCCTCAACCGCGCGACGCCGGCAGCGGTTGCCGCTGGTGAATATTGCGCAGCAGCGTTTGACGCCTGCGGCCTCCAGATCGCGCCATGTTTTTCGGTCAGCCATGTTGCCCTCCATTGGTTCGAAGGGATAGGTAGATCATTTTGTGCTATTAGTCAAGCCTACCCATGGCTCTTTTCTACCCCTTTCTCTACCCATAACAATTTCTTGTGTCGGCCGCGCTGGCCGGCACAGAAAGTGCGATGTTATCGGCCTTTCTCCACTGCCGACCCAAGCCGTTGTGGCCAGGGCGCGGACTTGCCATCCGCGCAGCGCACACCCAACCCATTGAAAATATTCACTTCGCTCCGCGCCGGCGGCGCCAACCCATGGCCCTACCCATGATGCTCCCGACCCTCATCGGCCCATGCACCATCGACTGCGAGCACAGCTGCGACGTGCCTTCCGGCGTGCGGCTGGGCGAGGTTCCGCCCTCACGGCACCAGTGGAATGACGTGCTCGTCTGCCCGAATTGCGGGCGGCAGTTCCTCTGCTATCCGCCGACGCCATCTGTGACCGGCCATGCGTGAGTTGCTCGCCGAGATCGAGGCGCCGGGCCCCAAGGGTTTCGTGGCCGGCATCGTGCTCTGGGACGATCGCGTGGTCGAGGCGGCGCCGATCGTGCGCTGGATGCGCGGGCTCTCGCGCCAGGCCGTGCGCGAGCACTGCGAGCGGAAAGGCTGGACCATCACCGTGGTGCATCTGCTGGAGAGGAGCAAACCATGACCGAATACAACATCGCAATGCAACGCCTGCTGCCGGAGATGCTCGGCAAGTACCTGGCATTGCAGGCGTCGGTCTGTTGATCGGCCTGTGGGTGGGGAGCGCAATCGGCTTCTTCGCCGCCGCCGCTTTCTATGTCGGCGGCCGCGCCGATCGGGATTGAGCGGATGAAGATCACAATCGCGCTCGCCATGCTACTCTCGATCGGCGCCGCCCAGGCGCAGACCGCTTGCCGCGAGCGGCCTGGCGTGCGCGACCGGCACTGGTCGTGGCGCACGATCGATGGCCGCACCTGCTGGTATGCAGGGCAGCCCGGCAAGCCGAAGCATCAGCTCGCCTGGCCGCCGCCGGATCTGCCGCCACCGATCGAGGAACGGCCGCACGATGATGCAGATGAGCGGCCGAGCGATGTGGACGGTCGCGCGACGTTTCAGCAGCGGTGGCCATGAGCGGAAGGAGGCGGCGGATGGCCAGCCTGATCTGCTATTTCTTCGGCCACCGACCCTCCAATCAGTGGGAGCTGTGGTGGTGCCGCCGCTGCAAGCACACATTCCATTATGTTCCGCGCCGGAGGAAATGAGAATGGACATCGTAAGGCGGTTGGAGCAGCGACGGCCAGTCTCAATGAAAGAGGCCGCCGAGAACATCAGGAAGCTGCGCGAGGAGAACGAGCGGCTGCGGAAAGAGATCGCAAAGGGTAATGCCCGCGAATCTGTCCTATATGAGAAATGTGAGGAATGGCGGATGGAGGCAAAGCGCGTGCAAGCGGACAATGAGCGACTGCGGGCGAATGCCGCATTGGCCGATGAAAACGAGGCTTTGCGGGCACAACTCGACCACGTCACGATCACCTACAAGGCCGAAATGCAGGAGGCCGCCGAGGAAATCAGGAAGCTACGGGCGGCACTCACTGAAATCAGCATGATGCGCGCAGAAGATATGTACAGGGGAGACGACGACAATGCAGCCGCTTTCATCGCCCGCGCCGCCCTTGCCCCACCCCCGCAGCGATAGGTGAGAGAATGGAAGACTGGGGCACAACTGATTGCTGTGAAGTCGGAATGTGCATTCCAAGCCGAGCTAACTGTCGCGATAGATTGCGCGCTAGCGAAATTGCACGCCTGCAAGCGGAGAATGAGCGGCTGCGGCGCACGCTACAGGTGATTGCCGACAATCCAACGTGGCTCGATCACGGCCCACGAGCGCAGGCCGCCCTCGCCCCACCCCCGCAGCGATAGGTGAGAGAAAAATAATTTTCGGCAAAAGAAGTGCCGATGCCATCGGCACAACTTCGATCGAGAGCGCACGCGAACGCGCGACTTGCATCGGTTCCGCCTCAAGTCAAGTCGGCGAAAACGCGCAAGATGTCCTTGCGTGGTGTGCGCGCAAACGCGCCAACGGCAAAAACCGCAGACCCCCCATGATACAATGAGCCCGTCAGCCGTTGGAGCGGCTGGCGGGCTCTTTGACAAAGTGGAGAATGATCATGACTACCACGAGCGCACGAGTGCGTGCAAGCGAGGCCATCCCGGTCAAGGCGGTCAAGCTGCCGCCGTTGCGGCGGCCGAACGGACAGCCGACCATCAAGGTCAGCGACCTGGTGAAGCGTCGACACGAGGATGCGATCAAGGCGCTGGCCCGAGCGATCGAGCAGCGTGAGGCGGCGTTCGCCAAGCTGGTCCGCGTCAACAACAAGATCTGGCAGCTGGCGCGCCAGGTGCAGCGCTACGAGAAGCTGACCGAAGTCTGAAAACAATGGGGCGCCCGCAGCCTTTCGGTTGCGGGCGCGTTTGTCGTCTGGCGCAGGGGGGGCTGCTGAAACCAATCGACGCACAGTAAACTTTTAGCACGCCGCCAGGGTTTCCGCCCGGCGGCGCTTTTTTATGCCTTGAACCGCCAGCGCACCTTGCCCATGCCCTGCTCGACGGTGATGCCGAGCGCAGTGGCCACCGGTAAGGTGAGATCGATGCCGGCATTGTTGCTCGGCACGCGGCCGTTCTGCGCCTCCTCGCCGTCCTCGTGCTGCTGCTCGGCCAGCGGCCGCGCGACGCCGAGCACGTAGTCGGGATCGTCGGTGTTCCACGGTCCGACGTCGACGATGCCGGCGACGGTCTTGCGTCCGCCGCTCTCCAGCTCGACAGCGCTCGGCCGCGGCTTGTCCCGCCACTTGTACGGAAAGCTCACGCCCACGGTGTTCTCGTCGATCCAGCCGCCGCCGTAGGCACTCTCCTGCGCATCGTCGTAGTAGCCGAAGACGGTGGCGGTGATGTTCTCGTGCCAGCCGCTCGTCGGCGGCTCGTTGTCGAGCATCACATACTCTGAGCTGGCCCAGCCGAACACGCTGACGCCTTGCCCGTCCTGCGTACCGAACGAGCACTTGTACCACTTGGTCGAGCCAGTCATCTGCGAGCCGACGACGAGGAGCTGATCGTTCTGCTCGGCGCGGCCGATCACCGGTGACGATGACGACGGCTCGGCGCGGATGTTCAGCTCGTCGCCAGGTTCGAGCGCATAGACGACACCGGTGACCGGCTCCTGCGGCGGCACGACCGGCTCTTCCGGTTCCTCGGGCTCTTCCGGTCCAAGCTCGACGCCTGCGATCGTCTCCACGATCGCCTTGCACACCTGCTCGAAGTTTGTGTTGTACGCTTCTTCGTCGGCCGAGCTGTCAACGAATGCCGTCTCAATTAGAACCGCAGGGGCTGTGGTGTTGTTGAGGAATGCCAGATCAGTCCTTTTCTTTGGTCCTCTGTCAGGCAATCCCTGCGCTTGCGCAATCGCCGCCGAGAGATCATCGGCGAGGTCGTACTGCGTCACGTACAGCACCTCGGTGCCCATCGGCTTCGACGTCGTCGTGTATGCATTGAAGTGAACGCTGACATCGAGGTCACGCTGCTGCGAGTTGTGATAGGCAACGATGGTGTTGAGGTTGGTCGATTGTGACGTGCTCGTGTTGTCGTGGAACGTCTTGCACATCACGTCGGTCTTGGTGAACAGCTGCGCCACGCGATCGACAACGCGACGCGCCTCGTCGACCTCGTCGAGGTAGCCGCTGGCGCCACGGATGTATTTGCCGTGCCCGGACGAAATGACGATTTTCATTGACTGCCTCCTTTCGGCAGCGAGACAGAGCAACAAAACAGAAGATGCAGATCAGCCGGTCACGTAGCCATAGGTGCGGATCGGCGCGACCGTCGGCGGTGCCAAGGTCGATTGCTGCAGCGACGACGTCTGGCTGCGATACCATGGCGGCACTGGCGGCCGGTCAATATAGATGTCGCCGGCCGGAAGCCGATCCTGGCCGATGAGGGTGTCTTTGTATTTCTCGGCCCAGGTCCGCAGCTGGATGGCGAAGACGCGCGCCGGTGTGAGCGGCCAATCCGTTTGAACGAACGGCCGCTGTATTACTGCCGGCGCCAGCGTCGATTGCTGCAGTGATCGAGCAATCGTCCGCAGACTATCAGGAAAGTATGGTCCTGGAGTGACGGACCAGGCCGTTACCTTGCCCGGCTTGAAGACGACCCCTCCGACCTCGATCGGGGTCTGCAGCAGGTTCAAGGTATGGCTACGGTACCACGGCGAAACCGGGGGTCGTTCGCTGTAGGACTTGCCGGCCGGGAAACGCGGCCCGAGCGTCGACTGCAGCAACGATTGTGCGATCGTCCGCAGCTCGTTCGGGAAGACGTGGCCTGGTCTGACAGGCCAGACCGTCACCTTGCCCGGCTTTAGAGCCATCAACTACCTCTTGATCAGCGCGGCGTGCAGATCCTGCCTCGATATCTATGAGCCCAGCTTGCTGCGCACGGCCTGCTTCAACTGCGCCCCGGTGCGCTGCGGAATGTCGGGGATCGCGTCGATGGCGGCCTTGATCGTCGCCAGCGTCGAGTTGTTGTCGATGGCGTCAAGGATCGCCACGATGCGCGCGGCGTGCAGGTTGAGATCGTCGAGCGTGACCAGCGCCAGCGCGCGAATGATGTCCTCGACATTATTCATTCTCTCGGATGTGCCGTTCCTGGCATCATTCAGTTCCGCGACATCGACTGCATCGCGCTCGGCCTGCGACATCAAGGTCACGGTGTCGCCGGTGATCACCCAATACTTTGACGGCTGGCCGGCAACGGCCGACATGTCCGGGTTGTGTATCCACTGTTCGACCGGATGGTCGGGCGTGTTCGCGGACTGGATATAAAGCTTGGTCGTGCGGTTGAGGACGTCTGCCATCAGGCTGCCCTCCTGCGGGGCATGATGATGCGGGGATTGTCAGCGACCGTCAGTCCTGACGATGTGACCGTGAAACCCTGGCGGGCTTGCGTCGTTCGCGTCAAATCGGCCGCCAATACCAAGGCGCCAGGCCGAATTAGCATCGGGTGAAAGCCCTTTCCGAGCGCCGACATTTCCGCATCTGTCAGAGCAGCACCCCATAGCCCGACGAATGCTATCGGGCCGTCGATAAATAGAGTGGTCCCAAATTGGGACAAAAGTGAAATGGCAGACGCTCCCGTCGCGGGATCGGTCGCGGCGGAAGATGCCTCCTGACTACCGTTCAGCCATACAGTGACGTTGGACCCGTCGTATCGGCCGCCGATGATGTACCAGGTGTTCGCCGACAAGGACGAGGTCAGTTTCGCGGCAACGTACCCGCCCCCAGGATCTTCCCGATGGTAGAGAGCCTGAATAAAGCCTGTGACGGTGTGGTTCCACGAAAAACCTGCAATGTCCGTGTTGCCGGGATGTGTGTGCAACGTAAATGGTATATTTGGACCGCCCATTGCCGGGGCAGCCGCGCTGCGAAAGTGGAATGAAAAGCTATATCGCGTGCCTGCCGTGTAGTTTTGGTATTTGATGAAGTCGCTCGTTCCATTACCGGTCAACGCCATCACGTTTCCCTTATGCTGACGAAATGCAGTTCGGCATCGCCGGTCGCAGTGTCGTTGGCCACATCGCGAGTGACCCGTATGCGGAACTGCTCGCCCGCCGCGATGCTGTCCATGTTGGCGCCATTGGTGACGGTTGTGCTCACAACATCGACGTGGCCGCTGGTGCCGGGGACGGTCGCCGCCGTGATGGTCTGGTTGGACGCAAAGCCATCACTATCGACATCCTGCTGGCTGTCGCCTATGCGCTCGAATGCGATCAGCCAGCCGATGGTGCCGGTCGTGGCCGTCGTCGCCGAATGCCCGACCTCCACGGTGAGCCCGCCGCCGTTGTAGCCGCGCATCATCCGGCCAGTGAATATCGCCGCCTCGCCGGTGGTGTCGTCGAAATCGAGGACCGGATGATTGTTGCGCGTGTCGAACGTGGCGAAGTTGGTCGTCGGCGGCTCGTTATCCGTCGGAAAGAACACCAGCCGATCGCTGAATTTCAGCAGGTTGGCCAATTGCACCTTGCGCGAGTTGCCGCCGTCTACCGTGTAGAGCAGGTCACTCGCATCGAGCGACGTCGTCTCCGTAAGCGCCGTTAGGTTCTTGTCTGCCATCGTTCAGCTCCGCTCAACCAACCATGTCGCCTTCGAGCAACAGATGTCCGCTCTCGTCGCCTTCCAGCAGGAGATACCCGCTCTCGTCGCCCTGCAGGATCAGCGCATCGACGCCCGTTTCGAAAGGGCCTTCGCATACGAAGACTATCGGCATCGCGTTGCTCCGGTCGGCAGTGGCGTTCGCCTCAGTACGGCTCGTACATGATGTGCGCGTTGGCAGTGGTGGTGGAGCCGCCGAAGGTCGAGATATTGGAGAGGACGCTTTCGCCGTCATTGGCGGCATTGCCGGTTTGTGTCCATTGCTGCGTCGGGGCCGCATTCCATCGCACGATGCCGCCGAAGGCATTGAGCCCCAGCTGCAGCCTTGCATGGGCAATATTGGCGGAGGGCGTCGGCTCCGTGGTGGCGGCATCGACGAATGCTACCGGCGGCGCCGCCAATGCAGCGGTGGCGGTATGCATCGGGCCGTCGCTATTGGGATTGGTTAGGGCTGATGCCGCTCCCGTTTCCAGCGTCGATACCCGGCTCAGGCACATGCCCATGACGGCCGATGCCGTTGCCGTCCCGCTGATCATCACTTCCAGGATGTCGATGACCTGGGTCGTCGATCCGCCCTTGAGCGCCATGTATTGGCCGCCGGCCGCGAGTGCAGTGCCGGCCGCCGTTGCCACATAGCTCTGGTTGCCGGTCGTGAAGAGACGCTTAGCCATGTCAATCCTCCTTCCTGGTTAGAACGGGCTGAACATCAGTCCCGCTCTTGCTCCACCTACCGCTGTGCAGCATGTCGGTAACTGCCTCGCGCGAGTAATGCACGTAATCCGGCTTGCGTCGCTCGGCATCGCAGAGGTCGCAGATGTAATCGTTGCAGCGCAAGCACGTTGCGCGCTCGCGCACACGCAACGGGTTCCTGATGACGATGGTGCCGCAGTGGACGCAGGTCATTGTCGCTGCCTCGAATAGCGCCCCCTCCTTGACCTGCGAAGGCTCATAGCCGAAGCGGCGCGCCTGCTGCTCGGTGAGGCCGGGAGAGGCACGGTGATCGACCATGATCTCCCCGAACTTCCTCATGACTTGGTTCTCACGACTTGGAGACCTCCAGCACGACCGTCGCCTTGATGATGTTGCTGACGAAATCGATGTTGAAACGCAGGATATCACCGGCCGCGATCGACGTGTTCCACCCCGTCAAGGTGCTGTCCTGCGACTTGTTTGAGGCGGTGATCGTCGGCTTTGCCGACGCCGTGATGCTGTCGGCCAGCGTCGGCGGGAAATTGGCGTGGCTGTCCTTCCAGATGTCTACGATCAGGTCGCCGCTCTGCACCGCATACATGTTGCACTCGTTGATCGTGCAATTGAAAGGCACCTCGATGTCCACACCGACGCCGGTCGGGATCGGAATGGCTCCGCCATCGAACACGGCAATGATGCCGGCGTCGCGCAATGACGGCAGCTGGTTGAGCAGCTGGTTTACATTGAGGCCGATCGTATAAGAGAGCCCGGATTGCGTGACGCTGATCGGCGGCAGGCCGACCACCGAGGCCGGGAAATGTGTGCTGACCTTTCCCTTCAATGTCGTGCGCGGCAGCAGTTTCAGCTTGAAGCGCTCGCTCACCATGCTCTCCTATGGAACGATCCCATCGAGCACCGGCACGCTGCCGATGAAGAATTGCGAGGTGACGCTGTTGAGCAGGATGGTGCAGCCCAGGTCATAGGCGCGGGAGGCATCGAGCCCGCGCATCTGGGCGACCGTGAACGTGAACTGAAAGATGCCGAGAGCCTGTACAACAATCGTGCTGTCGGCGGTCTGCGCCAGCAGCACTTGCACCTGGCTCTTGCGCTCGCGCACGGCGAGCACGATCACGGCGCCGGTGAGATCGACGAGATCATTGGCCTCGTCGCGCACCTCGCACTGCTGCACCCAGTCCTCGCGATTGCTGACCGGCTCCATGGTGGCTTGCAGCATGTCTCAGAGCCTCCAGAACCATGTGCCGACCATGAACGGCGGCATGTTGGCATGGGCCGTGCCGCCGCCCTGTGAGGAGACGGTGTGCGCATGATCCGGCTCGGTGTCGCTCTCGCCCAGCGTCGCCGCGGTGGTGGAGCCTGCCAACGTATAACCGCCGGCGGTCGACGAGGTGGCGATCTGCCGCGTCGGGTTAGCCGACAATGCGGTCTCGTCAGCAGCGTTGGCGACCAGCAAGTGGAAGTGAGAGCCGGCATTGCCGGTGGCGCCGCCGTGGTCGTGCGACGGCAGCTCGGCAGTGACGAGCGTGTGGGTGTTGACACCACCGGCGCCGCCGCCGGTGGTGGCATTGCCTTGCGCGAACGTCGTGCCGGTGAGGCGCCCTGCGCTCGATGCGCCCATGTCGTCGACGCCGAAGGGCGAGCGCCCGCGCATGTCGAGCAGCGTGATCTGCTTGTTGGCGGCGAAGTCGGCAGCGGCCGAGCCGCCACGTCCGGTGAGCACCGGGCAGAGCGTGTCGGTGAAGTTGTTCCAGATGTACTCGTAGAGCGTTTGCGTGTCGGCATTGGCGCGCTCGCTGGCGCCGGAGGTGGCGCTGCCGATGGTGCGTCCGTTGATGCGGACCCAGCCGGCGAGCGTCGTGTTGATCGGCCGCCACTTGACGTCGCCTGTGCTCGACACGCTGTTGGGGTCGGTGGTGTCGCCGCCGCCGCCGCCGCCAGATGATGGTCCCAACGCCAGGATGTTCTGCTCGTCGAACTGCGGAACGCCCATCGCATCGGTCAACCTGGCGCGGTAGGAGCCGTCCGCCAGCCAGAACGACGGGATCCGCCCAGTGCTGTCGGCGACGATCGGCCACGGATGCTCCTGGCCGGCGGTCAGCCCGGCATCCTG